TGCCATGAAAAGTCTGACGCATATCCAAAAGAATACGGTCTATTAATACTTCAGCAATCTCCATATCGTCTAGTCCCTGTAGACGTAAAGCACTGGTATGGGCTGTCATACCCAAGAAACTATTTAGTGCTTCTGCATCTTTAACTGAATGAGTAACCTTTACGCCCAATGTAGGTATAACATCTTCATCAAATTTAGTTAATAAATCTGTATTCTTTGATAGTCCTACCTGTTGTAGTAGATAAGTTTTAGCCCCAACATAATCACGTTCAGTTCTTAAACCTTTACTTGCCACAAAAGCAGCAACTGGATTAAATTTAAAGTTCTCAGCAATACCTTTATTCTGTCTTGTATTACCATAGAAACGTTGAATAAAGTTTTCAAAGTGAACCAGAGATACACCACGTCCAGCAAGAACTTGAAGTGAAGCCAACTTTTCTGTATCTATTCTTTTACCAGTTTTACCTTGAACTAAACCTGGAAATAAACCTATGGCTACATCATAATTACTCATATCAACTAATTGTTCAGTTACTTCAGCAGACTGTCTTCCAACAAGGCTTGCGCCTGCAGCAATAGACCTAGTACCTGCTGTTAAGTATTGTGAGTTTAGAGTTAATGCTTGTATTAATAACTGAACTTCACTATCTTCTAATTTACCGCTAAGTTTTTCCGCTTTAGATAAAGGTCCAGTTATAAAGTTTCCATTTTTATCTTTTCCACGATTTAAAGTTTGCGTAATATATTCAGCCTGAGCAAACCTACGCTCTAAAGATGTTAATTCTTCAGGTAGTTTTTCATTTCTTGCAGCATAATCAGCAATTATTTTTAATCTTGCATCTTTGTCATACATATCTGCAGGGGTTTTTCTACCTAATGCCCTAGCAATCTTTACTCTTAACTGCTCACCACTCTTAGAACCTGAGTATGCTGCTGCAATTCTACCCATTCTATGACCTTTGCGGTCTAGGTATTGGAATAAATCTTTAGCAGGGGCTGTAAGATAGTAAATAAATCCTTCATCAATAGCGCTTCGTATACCCAAACGTGGGAAAAGTGTAAACAAAGACCAAAAATTAACTATTCCAGTTGATAAACCGCTACTTGTAGCACCCTGAAACATACCAGAAATTAATTTACCTCTGTTTGCTTCATATGCATACTGTGCTAACTCTTGATAATCAAGGGTAGATATAGCACCACGCTCTTGGAACGGATGAATAATACCTTGTGAGTCAAACTTTGGCACATTATCTTCTACTTTAAGACCATGTTTAGATACAACATTTTCTAAACCTATAGGAACATTTAATTTTTCAGTTACTGCAACACCAACTGATGTACCATATTTTTCATCAAGGGTTTTCTTTATATATTCTCTACCCTTTTCAGTTCCTTCAATTCCCAAACGTTGCATAATTGCAACATCAAGGCTACGAAGCATAGCAACTTGGTCATTTGCATCAGAGTTAATAAACCTAACAGTTAAAGCCTCTGATAAATCTTTAGGTAATACCTGACGTGCGGTATCTCTAAATACATCTGCGCTTTTAATAGACTGAGTTCTGTCAGTAATATTAAGTTTAATCTCTTTATTTTGCGGAGTGCGGGCTAAAAGAAGAGATACACGCTCTTTAATATTCTTGCGACTAAATCTTGTAAAATCTATTATTTCTGGACCTATTAAGTCGGCCTCACGGGTAGAGCCAGCCTTGATAAGTGACTTAGATATTTCTTCAACTGACTGAGCAATTTCTTTGGTAGTTCCAGATGCAGGATTTAAAAAATTACTTAATGCTTTTTGAGCACCAACAGTTAATCTGCGTTGGTTGCGTGCAGTTGCTATACCATTGCGGAAGAACTGAGCACCGCTAACCCTGCCAGCCATAAACATAGAAAGATTTTCAACATTAGAAAAAACTGTTTGAGCACGGGTAGCATTAACTACATTGTTTCTCTCTAAGAAATCAATAGCCTCATCGTTGTTATACCCAGGAAAACGTCTTTTAATATCATTACGAATTCCAATTTTAGCAATCTTGTCTGGCTCATCATTAAGTCTTTTAACAGCAGGACCTAGTTGGTCATCCCATAATTTAACTACATCTTTGTTGTCTCGGAATATGTCCCTAACTCCAGCAACACCAAACTGCTCAATAGTCTTACGCATTTGAGTACCAGTTTGATTCTTAAGACCAAACATAACCGCTCTGGCAGCAGCAGTTGCTCCACCAGTTACCCAAGTCAGAGGGTCAACGGCAATTTGATATATAAAATCTATGGGACCAGAAACGCCTTGAACTCCAGTTGAACGTGCTATATCTCTACCTGGAGATACCTGTGCATACTTAACGCCATCCATTACTTGTTGGAATGACTCTGGATTATTGTATGCCTCTTCTAAAGCATCTAATAGTTTTTGATTTATTGTACCGCCAGCACTAGCAATAATATCGCCTGGTTTTTTACCAGCAATTAAACCTTTTGCTATTTCTACTTTTTCAACACCAAAGTAATCTGCAGCCTCGTTTAATGCCCCTTGGTCATAAACTCTACGGCCATCCCAAGCATCGCTAAAAGACTCTTTGGTAAATAAACCTTCACCTTGTGAAGCCTGACGAGCAAGCAGGTAGGGTGTATTAATTACTCTATTAAAAACACCAGCAGTTTTAAATAATAAAACTAACGGGCTTTTAAGAACATTAAAGCCAGTTTTAATTGCTCCAGTAAGGTAGTTACTAGCACCTGGTTCTGGCAATTGATAATCTGACTGAGGAAATAAAAACTTTAATTTTTCTTGTGCGCTAGGGTCTAGGTTATTAAATTCTTTACGAGCATCATCAATTCTTAATTGATTTAATTTTTTATTTTTTTCAATAGTCCAACTAAACTGCTCTAGTTGTGTACCTTGTTCCATAGGTATATTTGCGGCTTTAGCAGCAGCATAAAGGTTTGGACTAGCCTTGGCTACTATTGGATTAAGACGGTATGCCATTAGTATCCTTCGTCAATTAGGCTTCTATACATTAACTCAGCATCACCAGATGGGTCGTATGGTATTAAATTTTTAATTACATCTTGAATTGTGTATGAAGGATTAGGTAGCCGTCTCATTGCTTCAGAGCCAGCACCAGCACCTATATCAACTCCAGTAGTAATAGGTTCAGATGGACGAGCAGTAGGGGCTAGTAATGGTGTTGGCATTTCCATCTTTGGTATTGGATTGCCAGCCATAGGTGCTGCTACTTGGTTGTCGTAAGTTTGTTGTCCCTGTCCATATGGTAATCCTGAGATGTAGGTTGCAGGTTGTGTTGGTCCCCCATCAGTGCGTTGACTAAGAGCGCCAGGACCTGATACTGGGGCTGGGTTATTCGGTTTTCTATATCCACCTTGCACTTTTCCTCCTACTTAGTAAATTGTGTTTTAACATTTGCAGTACCACCGCACCACACGTTGTATTCAATTGATATGTTAATTGCTTTTTTTGCCGCAGCAGATGCTTTAGCATGAGTCTTGGTTTCTGACCCCATTGCTACTAATGCACCAAGTGCTAAGGCTCCACCAGAACCTATTGCGTATAAACCTTTGTCATCTCGCATATATCCATAGTCATCACTAACTTGATATATCTTTCCATTAAAACAAACTAATGCATCCCACCCAGGGTCATCATCTGGTTTTACTTTAGGGGCTGGTTCGTATCCTGCTTCAGTTAGAGTTTGTTTTATAGATGGTAATACTCTAATCATCATAAATCTATCTGGCTCTTGCGTTTTAATTACTTTAGGTGGTTGCCATAGGTTGTTAAGAATATCTCCCACAATTGCATCACCTGCAACTGCAATTAAATACTCATTAACCTTAACTATCTTTTCGCAACCCTTGGCTACATATGGTCTATCAGTATATGTAGTTAAAGTATCTGAACCTAGTACAGCCCAGCCTTTACCCTGTATTCCAACTATTGCTGTCATGGTCCCCTTCTAAACTATCTTCTAACTACTGTCCTTGCACTAGCACTTGCTTGACCACCTGCAGTCAAACTAGATAAAAGACTTTGTAGTCCGCCTTGTTGCTGTTGTGGAGGGATGCCTCCTACTGGCGCAGCGGGAGCGGGGGACGTTTGCTCAACCTGTGGGGCACCAGCAGGAGGTAATTCTTCAGGTTTAAATATTTCCTCAATTGCATCTTCAATTGCTACACCTTTTTGACGAGCCTTAATTACATCTGAAATTTTTATAATAATGTCAGATGGGTCCATGCCCTGTGTAGCCATTTGAGGTATTGCCTGAGTATATGCCCCCAACGCACCCAGTAGTGAGTTACGCATTTCTTCAATCTCAATTTTTTCTTGTTCTTGAGTTACGTTAATACCAAATGGTAACTCACGCATAACCATGTCTTTAGAAATAATTTTAGCGCCCAATGCTTGTAACATGAAAATAAGCCCTTGGGCTGGATTAAGACCAGCAAGCATGCCATATCTAACATCGGCTGAATAATCTTTTTTAATATCTTTTGATGGTTTATAATCAATACTATATGGAGAACCAGCATCTACGCCACGAACTGTTTTCTCAAAGTCATAAAACTTTTCATCTACTTCAAAACAGATTGAGATAACATCCTTAAGGGCTGAAGCAAAGATAGCCTGAGCAGATTTAACCTGCGTATCAAAACCACCCATAAGTGCTTGAACACCTTGACCAGTAATAATACTTGCGTCAAGATTACCAGTACGTGATTCTGGGTAACGTGTACCAGTTCGCAACTCTTGTTGCAACAATGATTGTTCGGTAAACGCACCATTAGGTATAGGAAGTTCAACACGGCGCACGCCACCAGGTGTGTTAGTGCGAATAATTGAATCGCCACCAAGTTCAATTTCTTGAACATCTTGTGGAACAACAATTGGTGATTGAACAGATTTCTCTGCTGCTTCCATCGCAAGTAATGCGAACCTATTACGAAGCAGTTGAATACCTAAAACATCATCAAACTGTCCACGCATGTCACTATCAACGCTTGGTCGCTTTGCAACAACAACCATTATTTTTCCAAGCGGATTAACTGCTTGAGATAAAATTAAATTGCTACGGCTAGGAACATAAATAACAGATTGGTCTTTATCGTAATAACGAACAAAGTCAATCCTTGCTAATAAGTTTTGTTGATAGCCATTTGGTCCCAATAGTTGTATTTCATACTCTGGGAATTGTGCTACTAACTCACCAATTGATAGTTCATATTTTTTAGCAAAGGCAGTGCAACGTCCATAGCGGTCAAATTCTGGGTAAGCCCCAATCGGACTTTCTACTCTAATACGTGGTAGCCCTGCTTCTTCGTCTAATTCAATGATGAATGGGACGAAACCAAATGTGATGTAGTGGTCTGCACCCGTATACATCTGCACTTGTAAATCTGAATGAGCAAAATAGTTAGCAGCAATGCGAGTGCGCTTATCGGCAAAAGAACGAGCACGGTCACTAACCTGATTAGCGGCCGAGCAGTTAACCGCAGGAAGTGGCGCCATAACTTCTGACAAGTCACGGGCAACAATGTCAATAAAATTTGCAACGACATTTGCGTCTACACCCTCTGGAAAAAATTCTGGATAAATTGATGCAATTTTACCTCTACGGACAGCAAGTACATCTTGTGCCCTTGCATCTCTATCAGAGGCACGGTCTTTAAGAGAATCTACTCTTGCTGCAATTTGTTGAATACTTAACAATTACTTGCCTTTCTTAAGATATTTACTTTTATCTATTGGCTTTCCAGTTTTTCTTTCAATCTCTTTAAATGTTTTTTCTTTTAACTTTGCAATAAATTCGGGAGTGGCCCTACCGCCACGCCCTGATAATTCTTTT